ATCACGTCTCCGTAAACAGTTGCTCCAGTAGAGACTTCAACAATCTGAACAGCTACATCAAGAGTGTTGAAATTATGGGTAACCGTTGTCGTTGAGGTTCCAGAAGCAGAAGCAGCACAAGCCTGAGATGCAACACGCGCGAGTGTCGATGTGGTTGTAGTAACTGCACCAGCGCTGGTTTTGATACCAAGGTTTAGACGAGCATTAGCGGCATCAGAGGCGCCAGTACCACCGTCTGCAACGGCAACATCTGTACCGTTCCAAACACCGGTAGTAATCGTGCCGAGAGTTGTGATGCTCGACTGACCAACGTATGTGGACGCAATGTCTACTGCATCGCTGGTGATTTCTGTTCTTCCAGCAACAACGTTGACATTGATGGTGTTTCCATCTTGCGAAAGTCCATCACCTGCGGTAAATGAACCAGCGCCAGAGAATTGAGTCCAAGTAATGTTTGTCGAACCAATTGTGATTGTTCCATTGGTGGATACAACAAAGCCCTTATCGGAGTTGGCAGTACCTTCTTCGACAAAGGTGAAAGTTCCTGGCTTCAGTTCACCAGTGTCGGCGGTACCGTTTGCGTCAGACGAACGGGAAGCAGCACCAGAAGCAACAGCTACATAAATGCCGTTCTCCGTAGCGGTGCTTTGGTCCTTTACGAGAACACGGTCACCGGCGACAAGTGTTACTCCATCGATTACGTCGCCAGCCTCAAGACCTGAAGCAAGAAGAATAGGAGCAGTTGTAGCAACTCTTACCGATTGCTTGACATCAAGACCTTGACGAGCAGCATCAACATAACCCTTAGTAGCAATGTGCGCAGTATCCGTAGGAGTCGCAACTTTTGCGTTTCCTGAACCATCCCGCTGGACGAGCTTGTTGGCAGTTGCATCTGCGGTTGAGTCGGAAAGTTTTGTATAGTCCGAAGCGGACATAAAACCAGCGCTTGCCGAGTTGGCAAGGTTTGGCGTAATCGTTACGGCACCGTTTGACTCCGAGATGGTAAGACCTGTGGCGTGAGAACCAGCAGAGGTGACCGTCATTACATGGCGACGCCAAGCGGAAAGCGTAGAGTCGTAAACCTTGATAACACCTTCGGTGCTGTTGAATATTAAGCGACCGTCAAAATTGCCGGATACAGGGTCGGCTCCCAAAACCTCAAAAGACGCGTTAATCAGTTGGTTCTGGTTAAGGTCAATATTTGTTAGAAATTTTTGTGCCATTTTACTTCCTTAAGTCAGATAAGCCTTGCCAGAGAACGCCGACGTAAAATTAAGAGTTATTTGAGTTGTGCTGTTATATGTTACATCACCAAATACATGTGTATCTGCAGAGTCAACTATTGTCACCGATGGCTTCCCTCCAAGCGTGTGTGTAACAACCCATGTTGTTGATGCTTGACCCTGTGTGTGCACGTGCCTACGGGTATTTGCTTGACCAGACCGGTATCTAACACTGACCAGGTTTTGTGAATCCTGATTTATTACAACCTGGTTGGCCGCATCTTGGTTGATGAGAACCTGATTGGGTGAATCCTGATTTATTACTATCTGATTAGGTGTTGATTCGTTTATGTTTACCTGGTTTGGTACGTTGCTCACCTAGTCACCTCTGGGATAAGTACAACATCACCCCTAATCAGCCTTGAAACAACCCCTCCCGCGCTAATAAGTTCCAAGTCGTATATACCGCTAGTTTGCAGTGCGGAAGTATCTGCCGCGGAGACCAGGAGCAATATTTCGTTGTTTCTTGTCGCGTCATCATTAACGTTGGGGTTTATATCAATTCTGCCGTTTTCTGTCGTAAGTGTAATCATTGGCGTTGTTGAGTCAATCGTTCTACGAATTTGCATTCTCGCGGTGTGTCCGCTTAGGTCGTAATTCTCAAAAGTTGAGCCTGTTGGGTCTGTCTCGAGGTCTGGCTGCTCAAGCGAAATTAGACGAGTAAAGGTTGCGCCCTGTTCAATGGTTATGTTGTAGATTCCAGCAATCATGGGCACGCGCTCCTAATCAAACTCCACTCAGATTGTAGATTAGGAAACAGCTCGCCAGGGGCAGGTACTGCTAAATAGCTGAGGCAGAGTCCTTGTTTGGTCCGACTTTCTTAAGACCCATAGCCATTGCTATGGAGAGTGCTACGGCAGTCACTCCGATTTTGAGATTATCCGAAGCCACCAGGCCATCGAAGTCGGCCCCAGTAGCAACCCAAGCAGCCAAATAGGCCTGCAAAAATGTTCTGACGGCTCTCTCGGCTGTATCTTTGAGAAACTTGCTTTCCATGTTGCCTCCTCGGCTTATCGGTACAACCAATTTATCATATTTACCAAAACTGACCTATAAGACCGTGCTAATGTTTCCCCGTGGCTCCCAAAAAACGAAGACCAACAATTGGCTACCTAACTAGCGACTGGTCATGGGGGACCGACCCTCTGCAGCCGAACGGGTGCGCATGGTATAGATGCAAGCTTCCAGCAGACCAGCTCAATAAGAGAGGATGGCTTGCCACTGTTGGGTTTCCTGGGTTCAATCCTCAGCGCGGGTTTGGAATGGTTGTGCCTGGGGACAAGGCTGTTCATGGTTGGGACATTATTGTTTTTAAACTGCTCATGCAACGTGAGGTTCTTGAGGCGATGCCGATTGCAAAAGCAATGGGCCAAAAAATAGTCGTTGACGTTGACGACTGGTTTGATGGGCTAGCAGAAACAAATAGGGCGCACCAAACAACCGACCCACAAAACAACCCAAACAACAATAGAGAGATTTATGCACAAATTATCATGCAGGCTGACGCGGTAATCACGTCCACGCCATTCCTGTTTGATTACTACGCAGCAAAAAGAAATAATGTATTTCTGGTTAGAAATGGGATAGACATCGAAAGATGGAAGCCACGCATACCACGCTTAAATCATCGGATAAAGCTTGGATGGGTTGGGGCTACGCCTTGGCGCTCTGGCGACCTAGAGACACTCTCTCCGTTTATTGGGAATTATTTGACGAGTAGGAAAATTGGATTTCATCATTCCGGGCATACCGAAAATGGAGCCCCCCGCGCCAACAGGCAGCTCGGCATACCCGACAACATATCCAAAACATCCCCTTTGGTCCCTATCATGTCGTACCCAAGACTATTTGAACCAATCGATATAGGCATCGTTCCGCTGAGCAATATCCAATTTAATCACGCAAAATCTTATATTAAGGGCCTTGAGTATGCCGCCGCTGGCGTTCCATTTGTTTCTTCTTACTCACCAGAATACAAAATTCTCGCTGACCAGGGAATTGGCCGTATCGCGTACACGGATGAAGACTGGGTTTACCATCTTGACGAATTGCGCCAAACCTACATCAGACGAGACGAGATTGCACACAATCTAGAAGTGTTGCAAAACTTTACCATGGCGAAACGCGGCGACGACTGGGATGCAACGATGCGTTTCATCCTAGAGAAGATTTAAGTGTTCCATGCAGGACATTGCTTGGACTTTTGGTGTAATAACCGTATACGAAGATAACGAAAGACTTCAAGAGATAGCCGAGAGTATTCGTGCTCTTGGGATTCCAGAGTACGAAATACTGCTCGTTGGTGGCGGTGATTCAAGCAAAATTGAAGGTGTTGACATTGCAAAGATTGATTTTGATGAATCAATAAAGCCACGATGGATTACTCGCAAAAAGAATATTCTTGTTCAAAATGCAAAATACGAGAACATAGTTTTGATGCATGATTACCATATATTCGACGCAAGATGGTATGAAGAATTCAAGACATTTGGAACAGATTGGGAAATATGCTCCTGCCCTCAATATCTAATTACTGGTGCGAGGAACCCAATGGATTGGTCCCTGTGGGATAAACCTGGGCACGGTCGGGCGTGGTCTCTTGACTACAACGACTGGACACAAACCCAGTACATGTATATATCTGGCGGTTTCTTTATTGTCAAGAAACACGTAATGCTCGAAGAACCTCTTGATGAATCACGTGGATGGAACGAAGAAGAAGATGTTGAGTGGTCGATGCGCGTCCGAAACAAATACACCATGAAATGCAATGGTAAGAGTATTGTCCGTCACAATAAGTGGCACAGGCACGCCGGGATAAACCCAAATGAAAAGTAACCTCCTTGTGATATTTGACCTTGATGGGGTTTTGATTGAATCTCGCGACGTCCATTACGACTCTTTGAATATTGCACTGAGTAGGGTTGGCCCAAATTACGTAATCACCCGTGATGAGCATTTGTCCAGGTATGACGGACTTGGAACAACCACCAAGCTAAAAATGCTCACTCAAGACAAGGGTTTGCCTGAGTCAAAGCATCAGCAGATTTGGGAAGACAAACAAGTAGCAACCCTAAGAATCCTGTCCGAGTTCCCCAAAAATTACGTCGCAATAGACATTATGCAGACATTAAAGGAGCGAGGCTGGAAGATTGCTGTGGCCAGCAATGCAATCCGTGAGACGGTAATTACAGCCCTTGACGCCATTGGCGTATTGAAATATGTCGGTTACATAATGAGCAACGAGGATGTCAAGCATCACAAACCACACCCCGAGATGTACTGGAAATGCATTGTCTCCCTAGATGCGACGCCAGCAAACACTATAATTATTGAAGATTCTCATATTGGCAGAGAAGGCGCGCTCAGTTCTGGAGCAAACCTCCATGCAATCAAAAACGCAGAAGACCTGAATAAAGAAAGACTAATGCGTTTTGTTGACGAAATTGAGACCAGAGGAAAAAGACCTGTTGCGTGGAGGAATGAAAAGATGAATGTTTTAATACCGATGGCTGGAGCTGGTTCGCGCTTTGCCCAAGCAGGGTACACGTTCCCAAAACCACTAATTGAGGTTAATGGAAAGCCGATGATTCAGGTGGTTGTAGAAAACCTTAATATTGATGCTCACTTTATTTTCTTGGTTCAAAAAGAGCACTACGAGAAATACAACTTAAAACAAGTACTCGGCCTAATAAAGCCTGGATGCGACATTGTCCTCGTTGACGGGATGACGGAGGGTGCTGCCTGCACGACCCTTCTCGCTTCTGGGTTAATTGACAACGATGAACCATTACTCATGGCAAACTCCGACCAGGTTGTTGAGTGGAATAGCAACGAATGTCTTTATGCATTTAGCTCAGAAGACATTGATGGTGGGATGTTAACTTTTAAGGCAACTCATCCAAAGTGGTCCTATGCAAAACTTGGTGAAGATGGTTTTGTTTCCGAAGTGGCTGAGAAGAATCCAATCTCAGACAATGCGACAGTTGGCGTGTATTACTGGAAACATGGCTCTGATTATGTTAAATATGCCAACCAAATGATTGAAAAAGACATTAGAACAAATAATGAGTTTTATGTCTGTCCAGTATTTAATGAAGCAATTCAAGATGGGAAAAAGATTCGGATTAAA